GTTGTGGACGCTAATCCCACCGATGAACAGATGGAGATTATCAAGCAACGTATTGCGAAAGCTGTACATACGGTTACTACTAAAGCCCCTTTTCGCAAGCTATATCAAGCAGAAATAGAAACCTTCTATAAGAAGCCTACAGGCAACCTGACTATTCCAATGACCTGTACTTTCTGTGACCATATGAAGCATTGTTGGCCTAAGGCTGTATACGCCGCTAACCCAACGTCTAAGGCTCAAAACCCACCTAGAAAGTGGTATGCCGAAACCCCAACGAGTGCTGATGAATGAGTCATGACCTAAGTCATAAGACTAAGCCGGTTGAGAAAGCATTTGATGTTACGGAAGTGAAGAGTAATGCCTTTGCTTTCGTACAAGACCTGACTAACGAAATCTATCGGATAATGGCTAAGTCAGATGGTCATTATATCTTCACTCTTGAAATGGATAGGGTGAACAATAAGACGGAGTTGACCATTGAAGAAGTTTCTACTTAGTGCCTTAGTAGCACTTTCACTGATTATGCCCATTTCAACATACGCTGAAACAGCTACTCCTGCTACCCCTCCTGCTGTTGAACAGGTTTGCCAAACACCTGAAATGGTTCTAGCTGCCTTTGGTAGTATTGCCGATCAGACAGGGGATAGGCTGGAACTGGTGCATGAAAATTCCTTTGAGGATGGATCATCGGTTCTCGTATTCTGGAAGGGTGGGGAGACGGTTCTAGCCATTATCTTTGGTAATGACGGATGTTTCCTAAATGCGGAAGAATTGACCGTGATTGAGTTCAGGGACATTACCGGGATTGTGCTGGCAGCTACGTAATGGCAATCAAGACTAGCTCTGCTAAAGCTAAAGGGCGTGAGCTTCAAAATTGGGTTAGGGATAAAGTCCTAGCCCTCTTCCCCTCTTTGGAACCTGATGATGTGAGAAGTACGTCAATGGGGGCTAACGGGCAAGACGTGCAACTATCCCCCGCTGCAAGGAAGTTATTTCCCTTCGCTGTTGAGTGTAAGAGACTAGCCAAGATTGCTGTGTATGGTATGTATGAACAAGCTGTAGCTAACGCTGGAAAGCATGAGCCTTTGCTATTCGTTAGGGGTGATAGAAAGAAGGCACTGGCTATTATAGACGCAGAATACTTTCTAGAAATGGTTAGGAAATTGAATGGCGAAACAAACTAAGAAGAGGGAGTATTCATTCGGTACTCTATCTCTGATCGAACAGAAGGATGGCGAGTTGCGTCTAGCCGTCGATATTGAAGAAGTTGAAGGTACCTCAGAAGACCTTATGCACAAGATTAGAGCTATTATGTGTGGCCTAAGCTATATGTATAATAGGGAAGGCCCTAGCATTGAAAGTATCGGTGCTGCTTATCTAGAAGGTATGCAGACTGGTATTGAGGTAATGCAGGACAAGATTGATAAGGCTAGCGGTGGTGGGAGTAATAGTGGGGGTGAAGGGGGATTGAGAATGGGGTTCACGGCTAAGCTATGATTGTGCCAGCAAATACTGATTATGACTACGCTCGATATGGTACGGCTATTCCATCTACTCATGAGTATTATAGACAACCATTGACTGACCCCTACATTGAAGTCCCTTGGCAGCTTCCGCCATACCCGCATAAATGGTTTCCCCCCGATCCGATTGATTTGAGCAAGGTAAACGAATACACACCACCTGTACTTAAAGAGAAGTCTGACGGCAGTTCTACAGAGTATTACAAGATACCTGAAGGTTCCACTGATCTGATAGACCTTATCGAGTACCGTAACATGAATTTTGCTATTGGTAACATCTTCAAAGCCTGTTTCAGACTTGGAGAGAAGGCCGACACAGACAGGGCGTATGACCTACGTAAGATCATATTCTTTGCTGAACGTGAACTGAGAAGGGTTTCTAAATGATCTTTGGATTGGCTTGGTGGGCGTTCATCGCTCTAGTACCGTTGGGAATTATCTCTATAATCCTTGCTGGCTATCAAAAACCGTTCTTTGCTATGTTCTCATTGGCTCTAGGTGCAGGAGCAATCCTTACTCTGTCCGGTGACATATGGGATACGGTTGCATGGCTTACTGCTAACTGGCTTATCATTGGTGCTGGTATCGTAGCCTACTTTGTCGTTGGCTTCCTTTATACGTACCTACTCCGTTGGCAGATGCATGTTAACTCTGATACTCAGAAGGAATTGGTGGCCTATCGTTGGAAGGAATACAAGCGCGGTAAGGTAGGTGTTACCCTAGAGGATTTTGAGAAGTCGTCTAGCTACCCCTATGGTTTCAGACATGACTTCCCTATCATTTCCACTTGGATTTTGTGGTGGCCGGTCGATCTAGCGTGGATACTGTGCCATGATTTCCTTGAGTATGCCTTCACGCAGATTGGGCAAAAGGTAGCGGTACTGTTTGCTGCCTCTGCTAAGAACAGTGTGAGAAAGACCTTGAATGGACTGGATTGAGCTATACTTTCAGATTAAGGTCTGGGGGTTCTTTGTCGGTATGGGGTTTATTGGTCTATGGGTACTTATGATCATTTTTATGCTCCTGTTTGGTTCTGGTAAACGTCGATGAAGCTAGCTAAGATACGTTTCATACTAGATGGCACCACACACGAAGTCGCCTACAGAGTTAGTGAGAATGAGCTAGAACTGTTTGCCGCTGGTAGTAAGGAACTTGAGCTTATTGCTGAAGTTAAGCTTAAGCACATTGTAGCCAACACTATCGTCAACAACTGTAAGGTGACATGGGAAAACGAAGTGATTTCGAGCGAGTAGATAAAGACTTCTACCGTACAATTGACAAGAGGGCTGGGGACATTCTCAGCCCTTTTTTGTTGCAGGAAGCTGAAGAGTTAACAGGATGGAATGGTTCTAAGGTTGTAGAACTACGTTATGCAGAACCATGTTACGGTATGGGTGATCTAGCTAATCAGCTTAATGGAATGAGACATAGATGCAAGTGGGCAAGTGACATAAACCCTACCTACAACTACGTGTACGAACGTGACGCTCTTTCCATTACCAGTACCGATATTATTGACTGTGACGTGATTATAACCAATCCGCCATGGTCTAGGCCGATCCTGCATAAGATGATTGAGCATTTCAGCAGTCTCAAGCCTACATGGCTTCTGTTTGATAGTGACTGGTCATTCACCTTGCAGTCGAAACCTTACATGGAGTTGTGTACTGATATTGTTGCTGTGGGTAGACTAAAGTGGATACCGGGTACAACAATGTCTGGAAAGGACAATTGTAGCTGGTATAGATTTGATGAGAACAAAGAAGGATACACAAGGTTTCATGGTAGGTAAATACTACTACGATTGGTCTAATGTAGAGGAAGTTAATAGAGAAAGGGGCTATCCTTGAAGCTATTGCCTGAAGAATGGGTTACTGAGTTTCATGAAGTGTTTGGGGCACCTATCAATCAAGCCCCTAATCAACAGCTTACGGCTCTACGCCAGAAGTTGATTGATGAAGAAGTTATGGAGTTGAATGAGGAATTTACCAAGGTCTTTCAGACTGGACGTATTACCCCCAACTTCATCAAGGAACTTGCAGACATACAGTATGTGCTTAGTGGTGCTGCTGTAACGTTTGGAATTGACCTTAATGCCGCCGTACAGCGTGTTCATGAAAGCAATATGAGCAAGCTGGTTGATGGCAAGCCTCTCCTACGTGAAGATGGCAAGATACTCAAAGGACCAAATTACTTTGAGCCTAACATGAAAGACCTAGTACCCACATATGACCAAGACTGATATTAATGCAAGAGAACTACTCTCGGATAGCAAGTTCTACGAGAGCTATGCTAGATGGGATGACAAGAAGTACCGCTACGAAACATGGGAAGAAGCGGTTAGCAGAGTTATGGAAATGCACCGATCCTACTACAAGGATAAGGTAACTCCTGAACTAGAAGATGCTATCTCCTTTGCAGAGAATGAATACAAACAAAAGAATATGCTTGGGGCGCAACGTGCCCTTCAGTATGGTGGAGAACAGCTTATAAAGCATCAAATGCGTATGTACAACTGTACCAGTTCCTACGCAGATAGACCAGAGTTCTTTGGTGAGGTATTCTATATCCTTCTCACTGGTGCTGGTGCTGGTTTTTCCGTACAAACACACCACGTCGATAAACTCCCGTTGATCCTACCTAGAACAAAGGTGACTCTCACTCACACTATTGAGGATAGCATTGAAGGTTGGGCCGATGCTGCACAAGCGCTTATATGGTCTTACTTTGGGGATGGGGAAGCCCCCACCAAGTTCGCTAAGTACCAAGGTCGAGCTATCCGGTTTGATCCTAGCCTAGTTCGTCCAAAGGGTGCAGAGATATCAGGTGGGTTTAAGGCCCCCGGTCCTGAGCCTCTTATGCGTACTCTGGCCCGGATTGAAACCCTTATAGAGGCCCGTATTAAGGCTGCTGGTGGGGCAACAAAGCTTCGCACCATTGATGTGTATGATATCGTCATGCACGAAGCTGATGCGGTTCTAGCGGGGGGTGTGCGTCGGTCTGCCACCATCTGCCTGTTTTCCTCTGATGATGAAGACATGCTTAAGTCCAAGACTGGTAATTGGTTCAATGAGAACCCGCAACGCGGTAGGTCTAACAACTCTGCTGTTATCCTTAGAGATAAGGTGACATACTCGGAGTTCGTTAACATTATGGACAATGTGCGTCAGTTTGGTGAACCCGGCTTTATCTTCACTGATAGTACAGAATGGGCGTACAACCCATGTGTTGAAATTGGTATGTTCCCTTCGTATGAGGGGCAAAGTGGTTGGCAGGGCTGTAACCTTGTTGAAATCAATGGTGCTAAATGTGTTGATGAAGAGACTTTTTACCGTATATGCCGTGCTGCTGCTATTATGGGAACCCTTCAGGCAGGTTACACAGATTTCAAATACGTTTCTGAAATCACTAAAGCTATCTTTGAGAGGGAAGCCCTTCTAGGCGTCTCAATTACAGGTTGGATGAACAGCCCTGACGTACTCCTTAATGAGGAAACCCTTCGTAAGGGGGCACGTATCGTCAAGGAAACCAACAAGGAAATCTCCAAGCTGTTGGGTATCAACCCTTCCGCACGGTCAACCTGTGTGAAGCCTGCCGGTAATGCGTCAGTGATCCTTATGACTGCTTCTGGTGTTCATGGGGAGCATTCTAAGCGCTACTTCCGTGTTGCTCAAATGAATAAGGAAACTGAAGTTGCCAAGCTGATTAAGGAAACTAACCCTCATATGGTGGAGGAAGGTGTTTGGTCCGCTGCAAATTCGGATTACGCTATCTACTACCCTGTTGTAGCCCCTGAAGGATCGGTATTCCGTCAAGAGCTATCTGATGTTGCCCTTCTCTCCAAGGTTAAGCTGATTCAGTCTAGCTGGGTTGAAGAGGGGACAGACATAGAGCTATCGGTTGAGAAGGGCTTGCGCCATAACGTCTCCAACACCATCACAGTTCCTGATGGTAAATGGGGGGAGGTTACGGACTATCTGTACGAGAACCGTAAGTTCTTTGCAGGGGTATCCTTCCTAGCTGAAAGCGGTGACAAGGACTACAACCAAGCCCCTAACACTGAGGTTAAGTCAGAACTAGAGCTTGTGTCTGAGTATGGTCCTGCCGCCTTTATGGCTTCTGGCCTTATTGTTGATGCGAGCAAGGTTTTTCCAAATCTATGGGAAGCAACCAGAGTAGCACAGGAATACCCATACCCTCAACTAGAGGATGATGGGAAAGAGTATTGGGTTGATAGGTTCCGCAAATTCGCTAACAACCATTTTGATGGGGATATGACAAAGACAGAGTACTGTCTGAAGGACGTTCACCTACTCCATAAATGGGAGACGGTTAAGAGGACGTATGTACCAGTCGATTTCGTTAGCGAACTGACCAAGAAGCAGTTCACCGACATTGATACGATGGGTGCTGCTGCTTGCTACAACGGGGCTTGTGAGCTACCGGAAGGGTTTGGCAAGTTTGATGACGATACGGCGGCTGCTATTGGTACCACATAAGGTTAAAGACATGTATAGGTGGGCTAGATATAGGGCTAAGAAGAAAGCGATAAGCTTCACACTTGCCCTAGATGATATTGTGATACCAATGTTCTGTCCTATCCTTGGTATTGAGTTGAAGTTCAACACTACCCACTCACTATATAATTCCCCTACGCTTGATCGTATGGACAACACTAAGGGCTATGAGAAAGGCAATGTATGGGTCATATCGAACCTTGCTAATCTTATGAAGTCCAACGCTACCCCTGCCGAACTTCTGGCCTTCTCTGGTTGGGTTACGAAAACCTACGCTACCTCATAATTCCTATTGACACCCCCTCTAACCCTGTGTAAGTTGCTTTCACTCCGGTTGAGGGGGTTTTCTTTGGAAAGGACACACCGCCATGCTCAAGCTTAAAAAGGATCACAAAAGCATCTGCGTTTCGTCAGACTTTTGGTATGACCTTTCATCAGGTGGATACATTGACCCAAAAGATTTCCTCACCCCGGAAGACGCTGCAAAGGTTGCTGAAGCAGTCAACACCATATTGCAGTTTGAAACCCTCCTAGAAACCTCTGACATACTGGAATACTCCTAATGTTTATCGACAAGATTAAGAACCAGAACGATAAGGCTGCGATCCTCCTTCTCAAGAACATTGTGAACAGCGCCTTCAATCGGGGGTTCAAAGAGTTCCATACCGGACAGCGTAAGGCATATGATCCTACGGTACTTCAAGTAATGGACCTTAGCCGCCGCTTTGAGCTTCATGAAAAGTCCAAGCCTGCATTTGAAAGGCTGACTAGCAAGATACTAGAACAGGGATACACCCTACATGATAGCTACGATGGGGAAACCCTAGTGAATACTGTTATGTACGTGACTACCGTAGCAGACAATCCTTATGCTACGGGTAGCCTGTATGCACAAGAATGGGAACGTGGCTTTAACGCTGCATTTACCCGCAACACAAAGAAGAAGGCGAACAAGCGTTGAAGCTCAATTTTAAGAAGAATACCACTAAGACTGTTGATTCTATCCTTGGTACGTTCACCACTGCCCTGAACGAACTTGAAGCCCTGTCAAAGGGTGAAATGGAAATTGCTGCTGCTGAACGGGCTCATGCAAAGCAGCTTGAGACTAGCGCGTACCAGCGTGAGCATGAAGCTAAGCGGGCACAGCTTGCAATCGAGAATATCAGCAAGCTTATCCCTGCTCATAATGCAGTGGTAATTAAGGATAAGGGAGAAGTCTAATGGGTGTGACGCTTAAGGGTATTGGTGAAGAGTACACCAAGGAAGAGATTGAAGGTAACCGTACAGCTTGGATTGAAGCCCTGACTAGTGGGGAGTACAAGCAGACTTCATCCCGGTTGCATCGTATCGGCGGTGGTTATTGTTGCCTTGGGGTAGCATGCGAAGTGCTTGGTGTTGAAGGTGTTGAAGGTGTTGAAGTTGGTGGGCTTGGTAATGAACGCATCAAGTCCTATGATGGTGACCCTGCCTACGCCCCTCACCGTGTAACGGCTGCCCTTGGTCTGCATACGCCTGATGGTGCCTACTACAATGATAAGGGAGGACAGATTAGTTCTCTAGCAAGAGACAACGATAATGGTAAGAGTTTCCTTGATATCGTTGAAATCCTGAACAGTGGGAAGGCTTGGAAGTAAGTGAGAGTACCGGATATCCCCTTCGTAGAGTTTGATAAGATTGCCAGACTGAAGCGTGATATTGTCATCACTGAAAAGATTGATGGTACTAACGCCCAAGTGTATATCAGCGACGAAGGGGAAATTCATGCTGGTTCTCGCACCCGTTGGATCACCCCCGGTAAGCTGACTGACAACTATGGTTTTGCAGGTTGGGTTGAGGCTAATGCAGATGAACTAAAGAAACTTGGTCCCGGTCATCATTTTGGTGAGTGGTGGGGACAGGGTGTTCAGAGGAATTACGGTGTACCAAACAAGCGATTTAGTCTATTTAATAGTGGTCGGTGGGCCGCTGCTAATCTCCCTGACATTCCTAATATCAATGTTGTTCCTGTACTATACACTGGCCCGTTTGATACTGAAGTAGTGGACAACATTCTGCAAAACCTGAAGATCAATGGTTCTGTAGCAGCACCGGGATTTATGAACCCTGAAGGTATTGTGGTGTACCTAACACAAGCCCGTACAATGTATAAGGTAACGTTGGATCATAATGACCAACATAAATGGAGTGTGACGAATTGACCTTTGAACCAAAGGCTAGATGGACTAAGGCTGAAGTGGCTGCTAACCGTGAGAAGTGGATTGCAGCGCTTGAGAGTGGTGACTACAAGCAGGGTAAAAATGCCCTGTTGCAGACATTCCCCGGTGGTGGGCCTGATCAGTACTGCTGCTTGGGTGTAGCATGTGAAGTGTTGGGTGTGGAAAGAGCGCCGGGAGGTAATGGGTACAAGGTTGGGGATGAGGTAATGTATGGTCTTCCCAAGGCAGTCGTTACAGATGCTCTAGGACTTACCTTTCGTGATGGTCAGTATGGTCTTTCCAGCCTAGCGACGAATAACGACTATGACGGTAAGACCTTTGCCGAAATTGCCGCTATCCTTCGTAACCCACCACCGGGCCTGTTTAACAAGTAAAATCAATCGGTTGCGCTTAGTTTAACGATTGTGTTTGACGATTCGCTCAGTGCGTGAGAGTGTCGTTTTCGGAGTAGCGGCCTCGCTCCCCAGCCAACCGATGACCCCCAAGTCAGGCAGGGAAAAATGAGCTATGAGGCTGCTACTCCACCTTGGGGGAATGGGGAGAATACATGTATCAAATCATCTTTGCGAATCTGGATACCATTGCCATGGGCGGTTCCTTTGGCTTTGTGATCTGGCTGGCAACTCGCTGGACGCATGGCCGTTGGGTTCATAAGTGGATCAAACGTCCTGCCAAGGTCAAGGGTCGCCAAGACTACTACACCAACACGTAACTCTAACCCTATTGGGGGTCTAAATGAAAAATGTCACTCATAAACTGGTTGGCCTTATTGGCTCTATGCTGGTATCTACCACAATTTTTGTGGTCCCTGCGGCCCTTGCCAATGATCCAGCCGTGCCTGACCTACGTATGTGTACTGGTGGTGAAACTGGTAAGTACTACCAGACTGCCAAGGAACTGAAGGCGCAGCTTAATGGCGTGGTGAATGTGGTTCCCGTTGTTACCAATGGTTCAATGGACAACCTCAACCAGTTGTCTAGTGGTTCCTGTGATGCTGCAATCATCCAATCGGATGCCTACGGTTTCCACGTTACCAAGAACCCTGCTGCAAAGCTGGACTTCAAGCGGACTGCTGTACTCTATCCAGAGTATGTGCATCTGGTCTGTAATGCAGAAGCCGGTATCAAGGCTGTTGGTGACGTTCGTAAGGACGGTATCACAGTACTTGTTGGTCCCAATGGTTCGGGAACACAGGTAACGTGGGAAACGTGGGCAGCACAAGACCCAAACTACGCAAAGGTTGCTACGGCACCTGAAGGTGGTATGTCGGCTCTGTCCTCTATCTCACAAGGTGTAGACGCCCAATGCGCTCTGTTTGTTGCTGGACTTGGTTCCGGTACTATGATGGAGTATGATGGGCTTGCAGGGGATTCCCTCACACTCGTACCAGTTACAGATGATTGGTTCGATGATGTGAAAGACCCCAAGGGTGCGCAGGTATACAAGTTCTCTGAAATCCCTGCCAACACCTATCCAAGCCTTCAAACGAGTGGTTGGTTTGGTGGGGACAAGACACCTACAATCACTCTTGATGCGGTCCTAGTGACCAATTCAGAATGGATTGACGCCAATCCCAAGGGTAATGAGGCTCTTATCAAGAAGTCTCTACAGTGGGCGGCAACTAACAACAAGTAAGAGTGGCGCATGGCAATAGCGGGTATGATGGCTTTCTAGATAATCCATCATAAGCGGTAGGTTCGACTTCCTTCCCACTCTCCAAATCCCTAAAGCTAGGTAGGGGGTCATCAGCCTAGCACAACTATGAAAGTGAAAAGACTAATATGGTAATGCATCTTCTGAAGAAACTGCCCGGTGGGGCTACCCTGACTAACCGTTTCAACGGCAATACGGACCTGCTTGAAGCAGTCTGTGCCGGTGTTGCACTGGTGGCTATGGCCGATGGTGACGCCTCTGCCGATGAACTGAAGACGGCCAAGAAGTCCCTTGCCGCCAACAAGACGATTGCTGAAGCCTTCCAGCTTCGTGACATTGAACGCTGCATGGACAAGATGCTTGACACTGCCAAGGATGGTGGCCGTATGGCTAAGGCCCGCCTCATGAAGCAGATTGAGGACGTTGCCAGCAAGCCCGATCAGGCTGAAGCCGTTCTCTATGCGATTCTGGACGTGGCTGACCATGGCGGCATTGACGATCAGGAACTCAGTGTCATCAAGGACGTTTCTACTCGGCTGGGCCTTGACCACACCAAGTTCGTCTGATACCACTGATCCTGCCCAACGGAGAGGGCTATTCCGGTTAGCCCCAAACGGTCACTCTCCGTATCCCCGGCCCCCTGCACTCGTTGACGCGGTGTGGGGGGTCATCCTTTTTATGAGGGGGTAAGGCACTGGTCGGCATCCCTCTCAGTTTCCTTTGTAACGTGCGTAAAGCAAAACCCGCCATGCGGCCTCAGAGACAGGGGCTACAGGCGGGTTTTGTGTTTTAGGGGAGTGAGTACCGGGATTGATCCTAAGGCCTCTCAGCGGTCACTAGAACAGCTTCAGAATGATTGTCTCAGTCTGTGGGCTGGTTAGGACTTGAATGATGGCTAGGAAACCGAGAGCCAGACACACCCCTACGATTGCAGGGACGCTTTCTTTCAGCATGGTAGGGCTATCCTTTGAATTGGCCTACTAGGTCATTCACAATCGCCAGTAGGTCAGTCTTTAGTGCTACATACGCAGCGACAACGGCCCCAAACCATATGAACCCTCTTTTAACAAAGCCTGCTAGGCTTCCTAGAGCGTCCATACCTCGCATTACTTGGATTACGCGCTTCAGTACTTCTACCTCTTCCGCGTCAAAGTTGTAGGCATACTGCTTATTCAGCATCGCCTCTAGTTTCTCAATCTCAGTCATTTACTTCATTATAGCCTTTATGCCTAGGACAGTTCCACCTGTGTAGAACAGAAAGGTTATCATCTGTCCTGCCCAATCTCTTAGTTCCTGTGTTGGTAGGTTGGCTACTTTCCAGTCAACGGCGTCAAAGGTACTATCAATAAGTATGGCAGACCACCATACCCCTAGCGGAAGTATGAATAGTGCTACCATCATCCAGAACCATGGGAACTGGAACTTTGCTACCTGAGTAGCGTTTTGGTCTGCTTGTGCTGCTACGTAACTAGTCATAGCATGTTTGATGGTATCTGCATCAATCTCTTTGCCCTTGATACGAATATCCTCGGACTTAGTGAAGGCGTCTATTACCTTGTCTAGTACACCCCCACCAAAGATTTTGATTGCCCATCCTATGAGCCATGTCATTTTATTCCGCCAGTATTCCAGCAGTACGAAGCTTAGCTAGTAGAGCGTTGAAGTCTGTTACGAGGGTAGCAACATCAGCGGCAACACTGTCAGCTTGTGCGGCTGCTTGTTGAAGTGAAATAAGAGCATCTAGGCTATCTACAATATCCTTGATAAGGGTGTGGCTTACCTTTTCAGCAGAACCAATATTGGATAGTTGAGTGTTAATGTCGGCTAGGGTTTTAACTGCCATGGGTTATCCTTTTAAATAAAGTATGGCTTTTTCCAAGAGGGTTGTATCATCCTTTAGAAAACCAAGAGCGGTGTTACAGGGGGTGCATAGGATACCACGTACTCTATTTGTGTCGTGGCAGTGGTCTACGTTTTTGCTGTTTTTCCCTTCACCAAAGGGTTTACCACAAATCTTACAACAGTGGTTCTGTTCGTCTAGCATAGAAATGTATGTTTCGTTATCTAGTCCGTACTTTCTTTTACGCTGATTAATAACGTCCAACCGTCTAACCTCGTCACGGTTGGCGGCTCTCAGTTCTGTTTGTCTGGTGTTCTTACAAGGCTTACAGCGGTACTTGCGTCTTCTAAGATCGTCCACGCCCCAATTCACCGTATGTACTAGTTGTACGCCACACCTGTTGCAGTGTCTTACTACTTCCATATGGTAGCCTTGAGAGTAAGGAGAACCCCTAGGACTGTAAGACCAACAAATAGGTACTGTGCAATGCTAGAAGTAGCCGCTAAAGGCTCTATCTGTTTAGACGCCTCTGTGATTACCGCACCGGCAGCACCGGCACCAGCACCGATCTTACCAAGGATATCCTCAGACTTGTTTGCCGCGTCCTTGTAATCCTTTTCTAGTTCCTCACGAGTTAGAGGACCGTAGATACCATCAGACACCAAACCATTCTTTAGCTGGAAATCACGTAGAGCTTGCTTAGTCTTGTCTCCATAATCACCATCAACGATTAGACCATAGTTACCAAGCTTATTAAGCATTGTCTGCATTTGCATAACACCGGCAATATCCTCTACAGCATAGTCTGAAGTAGGTGAGCCATTGTATCGTGCGTATGCTTCCGCAATTCTCTTGTCATAGCCCTTTTGCTCCTTGCCGTTATAGCCTCTTGCAAACGTTAGCCAGTCCTTATTACGAATAGCTTTATCAAGGCCATTATGAACGATGAAACGAACCATCATTTCAATCTGACCATGGATAGTTAGAGCAGCCTGTGTTAGGTCTAGTACAGACTTATACCCTAGAGCCTTCCAATGCGCTCCCATAACCTGCCCAGCACCCCATGAGGTACTTTCTAGAGCAGCGTTTAGATCAATCTTCTTAGCACGGTTCAGTAGTTCATAGCGATCAGCATAGGACTTTGGATTCTTGACACCACCTGCCTTCCGGTTAGCAAGCCCTTGCTCAATAGCTTCCTGTAGTTTTGCTCCTGATAGTCGTTGATAAAAGTAATGGCCTTCAAAACGAATGGCAGGGAGCATTACACTCCCCACCTTCCATAGTGATGTTCCAGAACTTTCAACTTCAACGACAGCCAAAAGAGCCGCTTCCTCAATCTTATGCACTTGTGCTAGATTTCGGATAGTGTCAATTGTTGTCTTATCCATTGGATTTCCTTTTAGTTTAGGGCAAAAGCCCTCTTAGTTTGGTCATCTTCATCAGATGGTTCCATTACAGTTCGTACCGTTGCAGGTGCTACAGGGCCAGTTGATAGATCGTATAGTTCACGTATCTTAGCCTGTATTTCCTGCATTGTGGACTTGCTACCACCAGACTTCATCAGTTCAGCAAACTTGTCACTGTCAGCTAGGATTTCACCTAGGAACTGTTCAGCTTCAGCAGAGAACTTAGCCTGATCAACAGAAGTAGACATGTTGATAAAGCTTCTTGCGATAGCTCCCGCTCTACTTAGGGCACCAAAGGCAACCGTTGTAAGAGCGCCTAGACCCTTCTTAGAAGTTAGGTCAACAGCAGTGTTAGAGCCGAACGTCATTGGCTTAAGCTGTCTTGCTAGATTGTCTCTTTGTAGCTCAGTTAGGAGCGTCTTAAAGTCACCTAGCAGTTCAGGCTTGTTAGCGAAAACCTTATCTAGTACAGCAAGAGGCGTTAGGTCAGACCCATCAATAATACGTGCTAGTCGTGAACCACTAGAGTTCATAACTACGTTGTCACCACCACCAGATAGAGGCGTTCCAGTTTCAACCTTACCACGTAGGTAACGCACATATTGGGCTTGGATACCCTCTAGGACTTCAGGGCCTTCCTTGGCAGCAGCTTCTAGAAGTTGGGTTGTCTTACCTTCATTACCAAAGATACCGTCAAAGGCCTTTGTGATATCACCTGCACCACCTACAGCTAGACCACCAGTTTCTTGCTTCACTAGGAAGTCAGCACCTATTTGTTCTAGAGCAGATGTACGTTGTTCCTTAGCCCATAGTTCCGCTTGCTTTAGAGCATTTTCAGAAGCGGCAGAACCAGCCTCATACTTCTCTAGATCACTTACGATTTGACGGTAGCGAGCTACAGCGTCTTTGTTGGTGATCGCAAGGGCACGTAGTCTAGGCTTGATTGCGTTCTGTAGCTGTGTCGAGGTTACAGCAGAACCGGGCTTAACCGATGTTGCCAAATCTCTAGCAGCTTCAGCAAGCATAAGCGAACCTAGTCTTGCGCTATTATCCTTGTCGTAGCGATTGATGATGTTTGTCACAACTTCAAGTCTACGGCCAGTAGGATCATTAGCCGCCTGTTGAGTTAGGAGATACCCTTGTTCGTATACGTCCCCAACCTTACCAGCTTCACCAGCCTTAGCAGTTGAGCGAACATTGTCACGGTACTTACCGAAGTCAGAGAACCCACCCAGAAGGTCCATGTCAGTACGATAGCTGTCCATAGCATTGCTGAATGAAGGGTCGCCAGAAGCTTCCGCAGCCTCATCAATGAAGCGCTTGATTTCAACCAGTCCACCTGTCTGTTGACCGGGCTTAGGATTGGCCGACATTTCATCGAGCATACGGGCTAGAGACGGACGGACATTCGTGTAGAGTGTCTTAAGGTCCATACCCTCAAGGCGGTCTAGAAGGGCTGTACGCCCATCCTCAACGGCTTCTGTACCGGCCTTAGGAGCGTCATTCGGCCATACGGTCGAAATCAGATCATCCGTATTGTCAACCCCTTCTTCTGCCCCATCAGCAACAAATGTCGGCTTGACAGGATTTGAAGGAGTCTGGATATTCAGGTCAGCAAGGATGTTCTTTGAATCACCTGAAGCAATGATCAGGTCAGCCAGAGCCTCGCGGTCGAAGTCTACTCCATCAGGAATAGAAGCGAACTTTGCGTCAGTTTCCTCAATGCTCTTGCGCATAGCGTTGAACATTGTTGGGCCAGTCATTTCAGCCATTTCAGCGTCAATGTCTGTCGTTGCCCCTAGAGGATCACGGGGGCCAGCTAGATCAGTTACGTTGGATGCTTGTCCTTGTGCAGCAGCCAATCTTTGTTGCTGGAATAGGTCATTACCCTTCATTTGAGCAACAACGCTATCAGCACCCTTTAGACGGTTTTCAGCTTGAGCCCCAATAGTCTCACCAGCTTCAACAATCTTTTGAGTGTCACCTAGACCTTGTTCTACTGTACTTAGTGCAGCATCAGCTTGACGCATTGAGGCAGCATCAGCAGCTTGTACAGTTGTGTTGCTTAGGTTTGCTCTACGAACAGCAGCAATGTTATTTACTACTTCTTCAGTATGTTGTGTTACAAACTCATCCCATTCTTCAGGACTTACTTGGTTCTTTAGATAGCCATATGCTGTTTCAACATATCTCTTTGCACCAGCAGTAACAGCATTAGTTGTGTTACGCTTGATCGTTGTGCCCATAGCATCTAGAGGGACTGTGTTGCTTTGCTCAACAATCTCACCAAGTAGCGCCATACGCTTGATAACTTCCTCTTCAGAAGCACCATCAATACCGGGATCAATACGCTTAGCTAGATCGAGAAGCTGTTGTCCTTGTCGAGCAGTAGGAGAACTAGGTTGGAACTTGAACCATGAAGTTAGCTTATCCAGACCAGCCTTAAGGCCAGCACCAGCAGTCTTCCCCGCAGTACCTAGAAGTAGGTTGTCAATCATACTACCAACACGGTTACGTTGACTTTCGTTCATCGTACCAAGCTGATCAGGTAGAAGTTTACCTACGTCTTCTTGCCCAAGTATATCCATACCGTTGGCAGAGATTGATTGAGTTTCTTCAGGTTGAGTGATAGAGGCACCGGCACTAGCACCACCTAGTTCAGCTAGGAGGGCCTTAACGAACATATCCACCTTTTGAGGGAAGTTCGCTGTGTCTACTGTCTTAGCTTGCTTAGAGAAGCGGTCAACAACCTTACCAATCCACCCACCAATAGGTCCAGCAGTCTTAGTAGCAGCTTCTACTATCTTAGCGCCAGCCACACCACCAATAGCCATAGATGTGATTTCTTGACCCATAGCTTCCCACTCGTTTTGAGCAGGTAGAGTAGCAACGTTTTCGTCAAAGAAGTTACGATTAGCGTCAGACCATGTTTCTTCAGTGTTGGGGTCTAGCAGCCAGTCGGCAAAGTCTAGAACAGACATGATACCCTTAGCCATATCAGATGAGAAGGGAACGTTGGTCTTTGAAGACTCGTCAACAGCCCATTCACTGAATACAGCAGCACCCTTAGCAGCCTGAAGAACACCACCAACTAGGGATCGTTCTAGACTTGGAATAACTCCTTGCTTAGAGATAGCAGGTTCCGGCACATAGTACTTTTGCTGTTCTGGCGTACCTTCATTCAAAGTTTGGATACGAGTACCCAGCATACCGGGTTGACCTACAGATTCCCAAATTTCTTGGTCAGCAGTAGGGTTACCAGTGTAGGTAGAACCATCGAAAACCTTCTGTTCCTCTTGGTGACGAATACCTCCGTCATCTAGGTCCATAGCACGTACAGTGTTCTCAGTAACACCTTGGGCATTACGTGGAGTTACAGTATGATCAAGTCTCTTAGTAGCGTTTGAACCTACAGTAAGAGCATGTTGATACGCGCGTGGGTCTTTTGCCACCCCCGAATTAACGGGAGTAGCACCAATTGAATTGAAGAAGTCTTCTAGTTCGTCTTTCTCTTCCATCTTTTGCCTTTGTTTTGGTTATCGTCCTCGTGGACTGTAGAGTACATTACCCTGTGGGTCCAACACTTCAAATTGGTTTTGTCCAATTGGACGTAGGAAGATTTGCTTCCCTAGGAACTTACTTAGATCAACACCGGGAACACGGGCTTGTAGAGGGCCAATGTTTCCTTCGTTCAGGATCACACCACGATCTGTGTTCTGGATGTTTGTAGGAACTTGATCAGCGCTAGGTTCAGCAGGAGTATTACCTTGTGGGTTTTCCTCATTCTGCTTTTGCTTTTCAGCTACCTTCTTATTGAACTGATCAGCACCAGTACCGAACTCAACAGGTCCAAAGCGTTCTGCAACACCTTCAACCCCTATCGCCATAGCGTCTTGAAAGCGTGAGTCACTTTCAAACGTTTGTGTCGCTAGAGTGTTGTAACGGTTGGCTTCAGTCTGCACTAGGTTAGCCGTGATCTTCTTGAACTCTTCAGGATCGGACGTATCAATGATCTGTGCCGCACGAGTGATATCGCCTTCAGTCAGAGGACCGGGACCATTCAAGGTACGAGCAAGGTTGAATACGAACTGAACACGCTTGCTTTCAAACTCTTTACGAGCTAGTGAAAGTTCATCAGTTCCTAGGATGTTACCTACAGCAGCCGCTTCCATTTCAGACTGCATGTTTGAAAGGTCTACATCCGACAGTTCTTGAGCATCGTCAATCATACCAAAGATAGTGTTAGCTTCGTTCTGTAGACGGTTCACAACAGAGGCAATACCAGAGCTTGCAGTGATAACACCGGGTTGAGCAGCAACAATCTCATTCATAGCTGTAGCAGCGTCATTAAGGGATAGAACGTATGACTTCTGTTCACCAAGCTTAACAGTTGCTTCAGACACGATACCTGATAGTTCGTCGTAACGAGCAGTACCATCCTTATTCAGGGCACGAGTTACAGTACCTTGGATAGTTTCCCCCGCAGCATTCATGTAGGTACCGTCACCATTTGGTAGTCCTAGTTCTTGGAACTTAGACCCATCAGGACGTGTACCAAACACAGTAATAGCTTCATCGTTGAAGTACTTTAGGCGACCAGCAGCGTCAGTTCCTTCAGCAGGGGTAGGCTTATGCTTAATACCGTCCGTAGGTACATTTGACTGATATCCAGCCGTATACTGTGCTTGCTGGTCAGGTGTTAGTCCCATTGCAGCAGTTGCCTTACTATCCGCAGTCTGGAATAGACGTTCCTGTTGGGCTTGAGGGTTACCCATACCATTGAATAGGTCACCAGCAGCACCAGCCATAGACCCTAGAATACCGGGGTCAGTTTGACCGGGTGTAGCAGCCTGACCGGGAACCAAACCACTTTCTGCCATCTGAGCGTCTTGTGCAGTAGCAGCCTGTTGAGGCTTAGCAGGGGTGTCAGGCATAGACGGAGCTTGATCAGTGACAGACCACTTTTGAGATAGCGCCCACTTTTCAGCATTGGAGAATGTGTCCCCTGCCTTTAGTCTATTGTTATAGATATCGACCCATGCACCATCGGGAAGACCGTTACTAGCTACGATAGCCTTAGCTTGCTCCTGTAGCTTCTTATCAGCAGCTTCAGCGGCAGTGTATTCTTCAGTACGCTTGCTCCAGCGTTCCATAGCGAAGTTTAGAGCATCACGTTCCTTCACACCTTTGCGTTCAAGCCCAGCAGAGATTTGAGTACCAAACCCACTAGCTAGACCACTCATAAAACCCATTACATCATCCCTTCTTGTTCAGGTGCAGGCGCTCCCATGAAGCCCCCTCCCTGTGCAGGTGGTGGCGTGGGTTGCGATCCTTCTTGCCCTTCAACCATTCCGGGTTCAGGGGCAGCTTGTCCTTGTGCCTGTGCTTTAATTTCTTCAGTCTGTTCTTCAACAGCTTCAATAGCCTTGACCGCAACACTTGGGTCAATAGCCTTTGCCTTGACGAAAGCTATAGTTGAGAACGGCTTATCTTCAGTTCCCATCTTATACTTGATATCGGCATCTTCAGCAAGTATCTTGATAATGTGGGCAACAGGACCGGCTAGGAGTAGGGCAGTATCAAGAGTGAACTTACCCTCTCCAATTCCCCCTGTTAGAAAGATATCTGTAGCTTGTACTACCGTTACCCCAGATTGAAGCATTGTCAGCAGGCCATAGGCGCTTTCCTTAGAGGTTAGGCGCTTTAGGCATGCGTCTAGAGCATCGTCTAGGTCAGGGTGTTGAGGGGGTCTATGCCATGGGTAGTTACGGGTGTCAGAGGTATAGTTTTCACCGGGGATAGGCCCATCAGGCATGAAGGGTTCTTTTTTAATCGGCATTCTTCTTACCCTTTCGTTCCATTACTTCATCTTCTGCTTGCTTCAGACGCTCTTTAGTCAAGACCTTTGGCTTAACCGTACCTTCGTCCTCTTCATCATCATCAAAGTATTTCTGGATCATCTTCTTAAAGGCTTCTTCCAGTGTCATTTATTTACCATCCAAATAGTAGGTTTGCACCGATACCCAACAGAGTACCGATCAGGTTACCTGTACCCGTAGCATTATCCGAGTCAGCTTGCATTTGAGCTTGTAGCTTAGCCACCGTGATTACGTTCTTACGATCAAGATCACTTTCAGCAGACTTCCAAGCATAGTCTAGAATACTGTCAGAACGGTCCCATAGACGATTTAGCATTTCCGTAGAGATACCAATCTTGTTCTTAACATCCGTTGCAGCAGCTTCAAAGGCCTGTGCATTCTCCGTTAGAGTTACAGTTTGACGCCACTTAGCGTTAGCTGTATCAATCTGGAATTGCATGTTCTTATAGAACTGTTCACGGTTTGTTTCTAGTTGAGCGTTGAACTGGCTCATATCATTAGTTTCAGAAGCATTGAATTGCTTCATGCTGTTCGCTTGTGATGCGTTGAACTGACTAATAGATGCTTCTAGATTGCTGTAGAACATGTCCTTTTCATTCTGACTATCAGCCATGAATAGACGGTTTGTGTTCTCTGCCTTAGCATCCTCTAGGATAGCCTGTTGTCTAGCTTGAGAGTTGATTAGTCGAGCTTGTTGCTCATTCTCAAGATTGGACAGGTCCATCTTCATGAAGTTATTGGCGTTATTTACAGCAATTTGGGTACGGCTGTCAAGGTTTGCTAGTTCTAGTTTTGAAAGAACATTAGCCTTGTTGATAGTAGCTTCTTGTCTGTTATCAAGGTTCTTGACAGTTAGAGTTTGAAAGAACTGTGCATCAGCTTGGGCAATAGGAAGACTTGCTTCCATTAGAGCCTGTGCCATCGCAGCCGTTGCAGCCGTACCAGTCATACCCTTAAAGGCAGCAATACGGCCTACATTACGTGCTGTAGCCGCCGCCCATGACGGGATACGAGGTTCACCAGTTGCCGGGTTAACAAACTCTGATTGAAGGATATCTAGCTGACCCTTGACCGTAGCCTTGGTATCAGTATAGTTTCCCTCTCCTAGAGTTTGTGCTAGAAGCTTACCAGCAATAGTTGACGTATCAATTAGGTTGGTGAAGTTCTGTTGAGCAGACTGGTTTAGAGCCTGTCCTAGAGCATTCGTACCAGCCGCAGTGGCGTTAACATCAACCTTAACAGCGTTGGGATCAACTATAGCATTTTGACTGACAGTACCTTGTGCAGCCTGCATATCTGCTTGACCAATCTTGTCAGCAGCGGTTGCAGTGTCCACTTGTGCAGCAGGAGTTGCAGCGGGTGTAGTTGCAGTAGCAGTCTGATTGACCGTTGTAGCAGTCTGATTAAGAGCAGCCGGGTCACCTTGGGCAGGAGCATTTGACTGTTGACCAGCATCAATTTGAGCCTGTGTCATGTTCGGGTCTTGATTTACTAGGGAATTATCCCCAGAAACAATTAGACTTGGATCAGTAGCAATTTGCCCAGCAGCGTCAACAATGTTGATTTGGTTGCCGGTAGCTTGGCCCGGAGTGATCTGAGCATTACCTTGGACAGTTCCGGTTGCAGGGGGTAGGTTAGGTTGTGCTATAGGTGTCACTGTAGGGGCCTGATATTGTGTTGCTGCTTGGGTAGTAACAGCGGTTTGTTGAGTAGTGTACGGTGTGCCGTTATCTTCGCTGCCACCATGGGCAGTAGACACACCATCGTCATTCTTTGAACCCCATTCATATGGCATGTAGTATTATCCTTTTGGTATCACAGGGAAGTCAGGATTGTTGCTAATCCACTCTGTTAGTTCCAGAGTTAAAGGGGCTGTGTCACTGACGTGGTAGTTGAACTTCGTTCTAAGTTGCTCACCATGTAGGTTGAACGTAAGATCAAATGTCATCATACCGGGAGTTTCGGTTTCCGTGATTGAATGTACTTCAATAAGCATTGTTGTTTCCTTTACGCGATTCTATGGTAAAGACCAGTAGTACCACCACCATTACCAGCAGCAGATAGTTCGGAGTGGTTTCGCCATGTTCCGGGTTGTGCCCCAAGAGCGCCAGTATTACCAACAGCAGAACCGGTGTAAGTGTGTAGGAGGTATGAACCAAGAGCGGAGTAGCTACTTGCTACTAGAGACGTAAGATACCCTTGAGCAGCAATAGTTGCAGCCGTCCAGTATGAACCTGTACTCTGAGTAGCCATGGTACCTAGGCCAAGGTTAGTACGTGCGGTAGCAGCATCAGAAGCCCCCGTACCACCGTTTGCAACAGCTAGATCAGTACCAGACCAGTTTGCGTCATTGATTGTTGAAGCGGTTGCGAGTGAACCCAAACCTAGATTAGTACGGGCAGCAGCAGCAGTTGAGGCACCTGTACCACCATCAACAACGGCTAGATCAGTACCAGACCAGTTTGCTCCATTAACAGTATCTTGTGTAGCAAGAGTGCCCAGACCTAGATTTGTTCTAGCTCCTGAGGCATCCGAAGCACCTGTACCACCGTTTGCAACAGCTAGATCAGTACCAGACCAATTAGAACCGTTAACCGTTGATAGAGTGGCTAGAGAACCTAGCCCAAGGTTGGTACGAGCCCCAGCGGCAGTACCAGAGTTAGTACCACCATTCGCAATAGGTAGGATACCTGTCACACCAGTTGTTAGGTCAACCGCACCACCCCCACCACCAATGGCAGCGTTGATATCGTCTAGTTCAGTCTGTAGGCCAGTAATAGTTGAGATTGCCTGTTCGCCAGTGTGATTAGCACGAGCTAGTAGGGTCGCGTCAGAACTGTTTGCAGTAGCACCAGTAGCAATACCATCAAGCTTTGTCTTGTCAGCAGCACTCATTGTACCGGGTACTAGAGTAGTAGCAGCAACGATAGAGATTGCAGGGGCACCAGCTACACCATCCCCATTTGTTACAGTGATAGCACCAGAACCCGTTATAGTTCTCAGTACCCATGTATTAGAGGCACTACGTACTAGGACACCAGTTGTGGATAGAGCAGCAATAGCAGCTAGATCAGCATCTAGTTCTGTCTGACCATACCATACAGCAGCACCCAGAGTGTTATCAACACAAGTGTAAGCTCTATCGGCCGTTACGTCAATCCATTGAGAACCAACTACATAACCATCACCACTATCATCGTTTACCGTAGGGGCAGCGGTAGCATTTAGCTTGTGTATTCCACCAATACCACCATTAGCAGCAGGTAGGATACCAGAGATAGAAGTAGTAAGATCAATCTTAACACCTTCTCCTGTTGTGCCATCATGTGAGTGTCCAGAAACCCCACTAAATGCGTCTCTAAGTGCGTCAAACTCAGCATTTAGAGGGGCCGCAACAATGTCTTCTCCGTCTAGGATTTCAGCGGCAGATTGTCGAGTATATCCAGTACCCATTTATCGTCTTCCTTTAATTTGGTATTCGTATATGACCCCGTGTATCGAGTATGGGTCAATATTTCCGTAGGTTGTGAATGTGGCGCGAACAGAGAAGAATGATCCTTCTACGTTTTCCACTATCTTAGGTTGTAGGATACCACCATAAACCGAGCCATCACCATAAACCGAGCCATCACCGTATTGACTTGTGATAGCATCTAGTTCGATTAGATAAGGCTGTGGGTTGGTAACTGTTGTGTCGCCCCAATCATACACCACATCCATTGACATTGAAATATCGCTAAGAGCCTTAACAAATAGTGTAATCTTTTCCATAACCTTACGGACTTCAGTATCACCAAGGTCAATATATGGTGTTGAGTACACCGCAAGCATATCAGTACCTTTTAGAGTGTTACCTGTTTCTTGCACGTACACACAGCCATCAAAACCACCATGTAGAATAGTTTCTTCTAGTCCAATATATGCGGAGGTCACACATGAGGGCTTGAACCCTCTAAGTTCGGAAAACTCCCAACCATTTTGTTGATCAGCGGTACGCATACCACCAAGGACACCAAGGCTGGCGTCATCCGATGTAGCCTCAACCGAGAAGAATAGACGGAACTGAGACTTACTACGAATAGTTACCGCGCATGTGTACTCATTAACAACTGTTCTGATACGGCTCTTTAGTAGTTCGTGAATTGGCTTAGAGATAGTTTCAAGCTGAACGTCACCAATCTTGTTGGTACCTGAGATAGGTCTAAAACCGTCAGGAGCTAGGAATACTAGGTCACCGCCAATTTCGACAACACTATCAGGGGCCACACATCCTATATTGGTAGTAACACCATCGACTAGGAAACCAGAAGTAACATCAGCAATAGCCTTCTTAATGGCATTCTTTCCAAAGATGTAAAGAGCATCACGGAAAGGCTTGAACTGCACTACAGGGAAACCTGCAATTAACTGACCAGCACCATTAGCAACGATGAAGTCAAAGAAAGCATTAGGGGAAGAATAGGCAACGACACCCTTAGCTGAAGCATCACCACCGATGAACAGAGTACTTTCAAAGAAAGATACTAGGCTAGGGGCGTTAACAGCTTGTAGACCCCCAGCATTAGCTAGGTCCGCACCAGTGTCAGCACTATCAATGTGAGCCCAAGTTGTACCGTCAAATAGTAGAGCCTTGTTAACTCCATCTACGATAGCTAGGTAATTCTTTGCACCATCATTACCAATATCGTAACGAAGTCGTGTTACGTTAGTGCTTACTCTTGCTGAAAGACCAGTTGTGATAGCTCCCCAACCAGAACCACTATCAAACAGGTATAGGCTGTAAGTAGCACCTGAAGTGTCCTTACGGGCTGCTATGACCTGTGTAGTTCCTGTGTCAGAGTTGTCAAAGATAATGACCCCTAGAACAGGCCCTTCAGCTACCCCAACCCCGACTTCAGCATAATCAGCGGAATAAGCTTCATACCCTAGGATACGACGATACCCACCGTCTAGTCCCGGTTCATAGTTGACTAGTCGAGTGGCAGCACCGGGCTTGTTAACCGATAGATTGATATGGTTCTCAGTGCTATCAAGTCCACCCTCACAGATGATTCTATTTGACTGGATATCATCTTGTGCTTGTGCTGGCATATATTATACTCCTAGTAGTACAGATGGTGACCCGTATGAACGTG